ATTGAGTATTGTTATCAAAAAGTTGCACTCCAAATTCTTTTATATTATTTTTCATGACCATATCAGAAAATGATAGTATATAAGTACCTTTTTTTAGTAATATATTACTATTTGGATAAATATTATTTGTCCTTAAATTTGATTTAACTTGTGTTATTAATACTGGAGTATAATTAAATAAATTTTCGCTTTTATTTTTTAATTGTAGATAATTACTTCCGTTTGGAACAAAATTGTGTGCTATTGGACCTTCTTCTAATTGAATTTTTAATCCTTTTATATTTACAGTTTGCCCTTTTTCTACTCTAATAACATAACGTACACGCGTAATATTATCTTTAATATTTATTATTTTGTTCGTTGACAAAGTGGTTGATGTAATTAATGGACCAATTACATGACTATCCCAGTTTTCAATATATGCCTCTGTTAATATACTAACTTTTTCATTAGTTAATTTGTTGATAGATAAATTATAATTAATTCCATTCTTTAGTTTTGCATTAGCAATATTTACAAGATTTATACAATCAGCTGAAGCTGTTGCAGTACCAGTAATATCATAAGAACCGTCATTATTTTTAGTAAATGTTATACCATTATTTGTTGTTGATTCTCCACCAAGCCAAATATTTTCTACACCTTTAATATTCTCTATCTCTTGTGGATAATCAGGGTTAGGACTTGAAGTTGTTCCCACATATGGTTCAAATGATGTATCAGCAGTATCTGTACCTTTACATAACATATATTTATTTGTTATTGTTAATAGACTATCTCCCCAATAACTCATAGTATGTGTTTGTACACCAATAAAATAACTTACATATGTAGCCTTATCTACTTTAAAAGTTGATTTTCCTTTATTACCAAAATAATAAGAATATGTCCCGTCCTTTTTTTTAGCATTAACTTGAATAAACAACTTCTCGTTTGGTTGTTGTTGAGAAATTGTATAAGTTTCTCCATCTTCAAGAAAATCTATGAAATTTAGTGTTGTTACTATTCTCGTATAATCTGTTGTAGGTTTACCAGTTGTTGTTATACTTCCATCATCATTTATAACATTTGTTAATCCATCTGATGATGCTTTTAGATTACTAACATAATCAAGTATATTTTTACCTGTATAACTTTTCTGCTCTGTTTTACCTTCTAATGAAAATTTAACAATACCTTTATTGTTAACAATTTTTAAATCTTCTTCACCAGTTGCAGTGTCAGTAATTCCTGTAGGGATATGAACAGAATCACCTACATTTTTACCATTTGCTAATAATTGTAAATTATTTGAATCTAAATCAAATTTTGCATTATCTACTTTATTAGAATTTAGATTATTAATTTGATTTTGTAAATTACCTGCAGCATCAGAATCCAATTGATTTTTAATACTATCAAACCAAATTTCAAAATTATTATTTAATTCATTTATTTGTTTTTCAAATAAAGTTTGCATTTGAATAAATAAATTTTCGGTGTCAGGCGTTTGAACAGTAGAAATAACATTACCACAATCGCTTGTTATAAATCTAGTATCTGTAATTAAATCTTGAGTAATTGTAGTTGTTCCAGCTGGTATACTAATTTTTGCTATTCTAAGATCATAAATAGTTGAAGTTCTTACAAGTTCAGGTGCGACTGGTTTATCTGCAAATGTACCTTTGATTATTTGAGCTGATATTAACCTATTTGTTAAATCTAATCTAAGTACAACATTATCTATTCTATTTAATGTTCCATCTGCATTATCTATAGTTTTAACTAAATCACCAGTATTTGTATATCTATAGCCTTCAATATTTGCGTCCCCTTCTTTTATTGTAATGGTCATGTCATTATTTGAAACTACATTAAGTTCATTGTTGAATATACCATTTGTAAAATATTTTTTTAAATGTCTAGCCCAATCTTCAGCATAATAAACTCTGTCACCATTAACATCGTTAAAAAAACTAAATTTTTCCATATTATTTTTTCCTTTCTTTATTATTCTTCATTTGTGAATTTTTCTGCAACTGGTGTTCCATAAACAGGGGTTACACTATATTTTCCTTTTTCTATTACTTCTTCTACTTCTGTAATCCTTTGTTTTTGTGCTATATTCCAAGATTCTTTTTTAATATTAACTATATCTCCTAAATCCCAATATTTACGATAATGTGTAGAATGAACTGTTGCCTCAAATGATTCTGTAGGATTAGTTAATTTTTCTCTTCCTAAATCATCCAAAATAGCATTATAATCATCTTCAGTTAAATTTGTATTACTCTGATTTTTAGCATCGACAAATGCTTCTCTTATATCAAAATCATGTGTCTTTTCATTAACTAAAGTTATTGATCTTAGAATTCTATTTTCATCTTCTCCAGTACCACCAACTAAAACATCATTAATCATTTTTTTTCTGCTATATGTGTACTCTGCTGCATCCAAATTGCTTTTATCCTCACTAAATTCATATCTTGTATTTGTTTTTTGTTCCTCTGTACGATCTTTACCTGTGTAATTAATGTACTTATATTTTTTATTTTTTAGATCTAAAACTATTTTTGCACCTATATTAGAAGCTTTTGATAACTTAACATGATAATCATATACATTCTTATAAGTACACTGAAAATCGACATTATTACTTTCTATAGAGCTATCAGTAATATTGAGTAAGTTAAAAGCTCTCATTGTAGTTAAGAGCTTTCTAAATGCACCTATATAATTGCCACTATAATTAATCCTTGTTTTAATTATTCTTCTTTTTAAAAGAGATAATCCAAAACTACCATATACACTAATAGTTACCTTTTCCCCATCATCATTAAATTTCCAAGATTCAATTATTCCAAACTCATCATTTTCAGTTAAATCACTTCTGACAATTATGTTGTCATAATTAAGTAATTTTAAATTGTTAGGAGTAGGATTTAAACTAAGTTCAAATTCTCCTGCTTCAAAATATTTTCTCCTCCATCTAAGAGAACTATAAGAATCTATTACACCCAAAGGTTTTAAATCACGATCATATACATTTAAATAAATTTTATCCATTATTACACCGCCTCATACTCAGGTAAAAACTCTATCGTAGACTCTAAATTATCTTCTCCAGCGTCTGCACCACTTCTAAATGTATTTGTTCCACTAGGAACCTGTAAATACTTACTACCATACATAATTAAATAATTTATATTTTCTTCTTGACCAGTTTTAGCATTTTTATAAATAATATTTTTATTATCTATATGAGTTGTTATTATTATTTCGTCACCAGCACTCATTTCCTTTTCTATTTGTATAATTTCACGTGTATTAACATTAAATAGATAAGGATTAACTACTTTGTCATTTGCTTTAAATCTAATAGTCATACCATATTCAATATCTGTAGTATTTTCCGTTGTAGCCATTGAAGTAGTATTTTTTGTACCAAATTTAATACCTTTATCTTTCGGTATTTTTAAAGCAAATTTAAATGCTGGCGACCAAGTAGCCATAGACAAAATTGTTGCGAAAAGGTCCGTAAACCTAGGATTAGGACAAACTAATGAAATTGTGAAATCTCTTGTATAACCAATTTTTTCTGGAATAGAAATCTTTTCAACTATACACTTTATCTTTCTTTCAATTTCTCCTTCATAATAATAAAGAGTTCCCTCGCTATTTAGTGGAAACATATCATAAAGAAGTAATCTATTTTCTTGTACATTTTGCGATATTGTCCCTTTAATCGTTAAATCTCTTTCACTTATACTTGTACCATTCCAAGTTGTACCAACACCATATGCTGAACTAACACTATTAACAGTACCAGAAACTTCATGAAATCCATCACACATTGAAAGAATAAATGGAGGTTTATATTCAAAAGTGATAGTACTTCCTTTATGGTTTTCATAAACTAATTTTCTTTCCATTTTAAGCACCTCCATGTTGTAAATTGTATCCTTGTATAACTTTACGAACTTTTCTTGCTGTTTCTGCTGGTGATAATGGTTCTGTACTATTAACTGTTAAAGAATAATTATTTGTAGTTTCATTATTAACAATCGATGACTGCTTTTGTTCTCTATAATCTTTTGCTTCATCTGCAGTTAAAACTTGTTCTCCTTTATGTAGTAGTGCAGGCATTTCATCATAAGGTACATAATCCATACCAACACGAAGTTTTTTTATTAGTGATATACTAAGTCCTTTCCCACCTACACCAGGCACCCAATTTGGAATTTTAATTTTATTTAATCCTTTTATAAAAGAATTCATTCCATCTATAATTAAATTAATTGGAAATTTAAATAAATTACCAAGACCACTCATAATATTGCTAAATATATTTTTAACATTTTCCCAAGCACCTTTCCAGTTACCAGTAAATACATTCTTTATAAAATCAATAATGTTTTGAAAATTACTTTTTGCTATTTGTAATTGTGAAGTAATTAAATTAATTGCTGTTCCAAATACACTACCAATTGCATTACTTACATAAGTAAATGTAAAACTTAGAGATGGCATAATTGATTCTATAATAACCGTTAGAACACTAATTAGAGGTGGCAAAATTACGTTAAGTAATTCAGTCAAAGGTTGTAAAATCATAACCAATAAATCAAAAAATGGTTGTAATAAGTCTAGTAATGGTGTTAAGAGAGGAAGTAATGGTTCAATTAAATTAAGAAGTAATGGTAATACTGATTGAACTATTTGTAAAAATGGAGGTAATAACTCACCAATAATTTGAACAAAAACAGGAAGTAACGCCTGAACTATCTGTATAATTGGTGGCATTAACTGAGTTAATAGATCTAAAAATAAAGGAAGTACATTTTCTGCAACATCCATTATCAGTGGCAATAAGGTCTCGACAAGCGGCTGTATGGCGGGAATTAAGGTACTAAATAGTTGCATTATTACAGGAGTTAATCTATTAATTAAATCTTCAATTAAAGGCATATTATCCATAATTAAATTAATTAATGTAACTATTACTGGCATTAATGCATTTCCTAAAGGTAGTAAAAGCATTTGTACGTTTCTTTTTAACCCTTCAAACATACTTCCTAAATCGTCATATTTTATATTTTTAATAGATTCCATAGAATCTGCTGTTCCGTCATACATATCTTTAATGGAACCTAATTGTGTAACAACTTCTGGTCCTAAATCTTCCCACATTGTACCAAATAAATCAACACCAACGATGGATTGTTGTACAGGATCATCCATTGCTTTAATAGCGTCTATTGTTTGATAGAATGCTTCTTTAGCCGTATCTCCACCACTAGCAAATTTTTTAGCCATCTCATCTGCATTCATTCCTAATTTAGTAAATCCATCTATTGTAGTGTTAGAACCATCTATTGCACGAATAGAGAACTCTTTTACTGCATCACCTATTTTATCTAAATTAAATGCTCCGGCACTTGAACCAGATTGAAATATATTAAACATGTCATTTGCTGATAATCCTAGTTTATTAAATTGAACAGAGTACTCATTAATGTTATCAATTAATTCTCCTGAAAAATCTAAACCGGATTGTTGACCTTGAGCAATTAAAGAAAATGCTTCATCAGCTGTTACGCCAAAATTTTTCATCATTGCTTGTACTGCTCTTATAGATTCAGATACATCTATCCCAAAAGAGTCTCTAAGAGCAATTGCTGATTCGGTTATATTTTGTAAATCTTGATTATTAAGATCACCAAATTGTTGATTAACTGACGCCATTGAATTTGCTATATCATCAAACGATTCACCATAATTATTTTTATAAATACTTTCAAGCACTGATTGATATTCCTTTATATCATCTTTCCCAGCACCAATTTGAACTGCAAAAGAATTCATCGCTTGATCTACATCTTTAGAAGTGTTTAAAGCAAGTGTCCCAACAGTTGCGGCTGCAGTAGCTAACGTACCACCTAAAACAAGTGCTCCTTTACCTACTTTAGAAAAAACTCCTCCCAATTTTGAGGCGAAGCTCTCTCCTTTTTTTCCGGTGTCATCGATTGCTTTATTAGCCTTTTCATTATCTATAAAAATAGAACCATATAAACTAAAAATACTAGCCAATTTTAACACCTCCTAATCCGTAATCCTTCATTATTTCTTCTGCGCTTCTCATTTTTTTTTGAGGTTTCTGAACTTTTTCAAATTGTGGAATAAACTTATCTTTATTTGATATTGTTTTTACAATTTCATTAATAAGTTTCGGTAATTCTTTTTCTTTTTCTATTGCATTATCTAAACATTTTTCAAATAAAAAAGCTGGCTTACCATCAAACCAGTCTATACCGCCATAATGTTTATAAAGTACTCGTAAGACTTCTGCGGTTCCAATACTTACGATATAGATAAAAAACTAGATACTCCAGGCAATTTAGTAATATCTTTAAATATAGATATTACATCTTCTTCTGAAGCTTTTTTAAGAGCATTTTTTACTGCTTCTTCATATTCTTCATTTTTTCTATTTTTTTCGTCTCTCGAATCATCTGGTAATATTCCAGGTTCTTTTGGATAATAACCTTTATATTCTGCAATAAAGTTATATACTTCTTTTTCACACCTATATAACCTAGTTATCAAAAGAGTTATAAGGGCAGTACCTAATTTTTCTCGATCTTCTTTTTCATCTCCAGTATTAAAATTTAAATTTTGTAATTCTTCTTTAATGTCCATTTTATCTATAATTTCACTTAATAATAATAAATATTTTGTTTTCATTTTTCTTTTTCCTTTCTCTCGTTCTCCCTTTTGTTATCGCTCAAATAGAAAACAAAAAGGAGAATAATTTTTATTTTATTCTCCAACTGTTATAGGGCAAGTTGTACTATCTTTAATTTGATATAATCTTGAAGCATCATCAATTGTATAATGAGGTATAATTTCAAGATTATGTTCATTTTCAGCTTTAGGCGCTGCTTTATACGAAAAAGCACCTTCATGTAAACCATAATTAAATGTTAGAATTTTGTATGTTTTATCTAACATTTGTGTAATTACATCTATAGTTTCAATATACTTTTCTTTTTCTATAGGTCCAAAATCGCCTTGCTTAATAACTTGATTTTCATCTAACTTAGCATTTGGTAATGTTTTCATTAAAACATCCTGACTGCAGCATAATAAAGAAACTTTAATAGTTGCATCTTCTCCATCAACAACTTGCATTCCTAAAGTTTTACCACGACGTCCATCAAATTCAATATCACGAATTTCAGGTGTAATAGTCATTTCTACCCCACCACGTGTTGGTCCAAGAATTTTTTCATTTTCTTTTCCAAGATTAAAAACAACTATACCTTCATCAATTTGGATTTTCTTTATATCATTTTCTGTAAATACTTTTAACATTAGTTTTCCCTCCTTATTAAAATATTCTCACACTAAATGTCACTTGTTTTTTTATTAGTTCAAATTCAACATCTTGAACTGGATTTTGTGATTCAAAATATGTAACTGCTCTTTCTTCAGAAAAAATCTTTCTATCAAGAACATTAATTAATTCTTGTACTTTTTCTTCAAGTTTTTCACCAATGAAATCATCTGCTGTACATATGTATATGTCATAATATACAAGCTTTCCAAATCTTAAATCTGTTTCTTTTGGATCTTTAATTACAGCATATGGAAAAGAAGCATTTTTAGATGCTTCTTCATAATATAATGGGATTATATCTTTTTCATTAACAAATTTCTGTAAAGCAATAAAAAAATCAGGCATCTTCTACCTCCTCACTTTCTACTATTTTACCTTTAGCTACATCTATTGTTTTGTTAAGCTCTGATAAAAATTCTTTCTGTGCATCTCTGATTGCATCAATATTATTAAATACACTATTTCTTAAAGTGCTATTACCTTTAATACCTGGATGATTTATAGATTTACCATAATTTATTTTTCCATCACTTAAGGTATTAGCTCTTTTTATACTTATAACATGTGACTTTACTCCAAATTCAGGCCAAGCTGGATTAGCATGTGATAATTTTTTTCCTTTCTTTTTAGCAGTAGCCTTAGAATAATATCCTATTTGAAGTTCAGGTTGACCAGTTTTTTTATCTATTTTAGCCCAATAGCCAACTTGTTTTGATAATCTAGCAGTGTATTTTTGAGTGTTTTTTCTTATTTCTTTACCAGCAACTTTGGCAGAAGCACGAAGCGCTGACTTTGATAGTTTTACCATAGTTTTTTTTACTTCAGACGAAGTATTAATAAATTCTACATTACTATTTGTCATGTTTATTTGCAAATCCTGTAAGTACTATTTCAGTATTTTCGCTATCTATTTCATAAGATCGTAGTATTCTATACATAGTACCTTCATACTTTGCATGGGTATACTTATCTTCATCAAACTCTACAGTCTTAACTTCAAAGCATTTTTCTGGCTTATATCCAGCAGCATATGCTTGATAAAACTCACTTCTTTTAATAGACTTTTTATTTGCATAAACTTTATGTTCTTTATAAGAAGAATGCGGTCTATTAAGTTTATCAAATGTTTCTATTTTTTCCATTAAATATAAAATTTTATCCCACATATTATTTCACCTCATTAATGTATTCAGAAGTCATAGCAAGTTCAGTTCTTAATGTTTCATAAGAATTTCGATATTTTTCATAATTCTTATTATCTAAACCAAATTCGGCCTTACAATAAAGAAGAATAGCCGTTTTTATTAGACTATCCTTTTCATCATTAGCCTTTGTTGAAGTGATACCATTTCTCATTAAATCCTTTTTACAAGCATTAATGTGAGTAACTATTTCATTATTTATTACTGGATCATCAATAGTTATTCTAAGAAAACCTCTGATTTCTTTAATAAATTCATCATTTACTTTATTGTTCATAATATCACTCCTCAAAAAAATTATTTTTCTTCATTTTTATTGTTATTTTTTTCTATTTTATTAGCATTATCTACTACCTTTTCTTTTTTAGTTGAAGATTCTAATTCAACAATTTTAGAATTTAATAATTCAATTTCTTTTTTTAAACTTTTATTTTCTTCTAAAATTTCACCATTATTATCATCTTCATAAGAAACATATTTAACTAAATGATAATCTGAAGAAAAAAGCTCTAAAGCCCTTTCTTCAGTTACATCTATTATTTCATTTTTTTTATATTTTCTTTCTTCATCATACTTATCAGTAAATGGCATTGCTACTTTTAATTTATAAGTTCTCATTATCCTTTCACCTCAGTATTAGAAGAAGCAGCTGCAGTAGTATCAATTGTTAAAACAGCAAATGCTTTTTTATCCATAACGTGACCATCACCAAATGCTAAAGCTCTGTGAACAATTAAACCATCAGAGAATTTTTCATGTTCAGAGCTTGAAATTTGTGGTGCCATGTTATAGTTGTACCAATATCTCTTTCCAAAGCCATAAAGAATTTTATTTTCTGGAGCCTCATCAGAAAGAATAACACTTTTCTTTAATAATAATTCAGTATCAGAATTATATATAGGATGTTTATCAGTACCAACCATACCTTCAATTAATGAATGGAAAGTTTTAGTATTGATAAGGAAACTTGCACGTTTACCATATGCTTGACGAATTAATCCTTTTAAAGTTGTTAAACTTGTATGACAAAAATCTGTAAGTTTAACAGTCATTTTTTGTGCAGCTGGTAATTCTTCAACAAATAAACCTTTTGCTTCATTTGTTCCTGTTCCATTTAAAACTTGAGTTTCTATTTCAAGAGCAAGGGCTAAAGCAAGTTCACTTACAATTATTTCTTTAAATGCGTCTAAACTTTCAGAATCTAAACCAACACCTAATTCTATTTTTGCACTTGTTCTATATGAACCAAAAGTAATATCTCCAGTTACTCCACCTTTTGCTTCAATAGTATCTCCGTCTTTATCCTTATTAGCATCAATTGCAGTTATATTACCTACTCTTAAAGTACCTTTTACATTTTTTAAATTAATAAAATTCATTACATCAGATACTTCACGCATTTCAGTAATTATTTCATTATCTAATTCTTCTGGAACAACTGCTTGTCCATTTTGTAAAGTTACACCTCTTGTTTCTTTACCACCAGACATCATATATTTTAAGAATGATCTTACTTCTTTTGACATTTTTGATTTTCTTTCTTCTTTTGTCATAATTTCAACCTCCTCCTCATCATCATCGTCATCACTTGAAACTTTTGTTTCTTTATCTGCTTCTATTTCGCTATTCCTTAGTTGTAAAGCAACTTTATTTCTTGCTTCAATAGATGCTTGTTCCTTATTTAAGTCATCTAATTCTTTATTTATTTCTTCCATATTTACTTCTTTTGAAGTATCTTCTAAAAGACTTCTTATTTCTACTTTTCTGTCTTTTATTTCTTTTAATCTTTTTTCGTTCATCTTCTTTTCCTCCTTATCGAACTTTTTAGATTTTAGATTTTGCTATACATATTTCTCTAAGTTTGGCTTGCTCCAAAGCTCTTTGTTCTTTTTCGTACTCCACCTCAAAGAACGACCTAGCAGAAATACTTGTTTGATCATAAGCTGGTATATCAACTACTGAAACATCGTATAGCTTTTTAATACGAGTAATTGTCCTTGTATGTGTTGCTGAATCGTATTCATCTTCTGCAACTACAAAAGCAAAACTCATTTTATCTATGTAGCCACCTCTTATTTCTTCAAGAGTGTTTCTACCATTATTCGTACCGCCAAGAAATGCATCCATTTCCATACAAACGTCATTTAATGATAATTTCAAAGTGTTATTTCTTAATCTTGCAAGAACTGGTCCTCCGTGATTATAGTTAAAAATAACATCTGACATATCACAATTATCAAATGCGTGGCGATCTATTTGTTCATAGAACTTTACTCCCTCATACTCATACAAGCAAGTTGGAACATTGAAAACAACAGGTACACCATGTACATAGTCCTGTTTTTCTTCATCGTTTTCGCTTCTAAGTTCTTTTAATTTGAAATCTGAAAACATTCTTATTTCACGATTTGTTTTATTAACTACATTGTTTTTATTTTTGTTTAGCATTAAGAACAGCCTCCTTTCCATTTGGCAAAATAAATTTTGCATTTGGATTTTCTTTTTTCTTTTTTTCTAAAAGTTCATAACTTATATAATTTTCAAGTTGTATTACTTCTATTGATTTTTTTGAAGTTTCAGTAGTTTCTTCTGTGGCTACTGTTTCTTGTTTATTCTTCATTGCTTACACCTCCTTCATCATTATTTGTTTTATTTCCAGATTGATAATTATCAGCAATTTTTGAATTAATATAATTTAGAGATTGCAAAACCTTTTGTCCTTCTCCATTTGGAAGTGGAGCCATATTGAACATTTCTCTAACATCATCAATCATTAAAACCGCAACTGGTGATAAAGCTTGAACGACAGATACTTTTGTTGCATTAGAAGCATATTGAAGTCTATTTGCTTCAAATGTTATTTCATTACCAAAATTTCGCTCATTATCAGTAAAAATTTTGTTAGTAAAGCATTGACTCATTTGTATAGCAATAGGCTCAATAGCGCCCTCATAAAATGCATTCCACTCATTCTCATCAAACTTATTTTGTACTATTGATTCATTTACTCCAAAATAGTCATATATAGCATTTTTTGTATACTCTAATTGGTCTTTCGAAATTGGAGATGTTTTCTCATCAATTGGCTTATAATCCATCTTTGAATCAGTGACAATAACTCCACTTCCATTTGATGAAATTTTAAAATTGTTTTCTACGAATTTATCTCTTTGTTTTGCTAAATCATCTTCTTTAGATGAAATCTTAGCCGATAAAATACCTCTAACACTGTTAATCATCTTTGCACCATTTGACACACCTTGGTCTATTGCATTTGCTGTATCCAGTGCTGGTCTTAAAGCTCTATTACTGCTTCCAAAAATGTCATTATCAAAAAAATGTCCCCTAAGGTGAATAATTTCTTCATAGGGAACAACTTTTATTTTTCCAGTTTTAAAGATAAATTTTAAATATAATTGTTTTTTATATTCAAGAAGTACAATTTGATTACTCATTAAAGGCCAAAAAGCAATTATATCTCCCGAGTCGCTACATTCCGGATAAATAAATGCATTATTAGTTAACTTTAAATTTGCAGCTATTTTATAATAAAAACTATAAGCTTCCATCATTGAATTTGGCTTATAGTTTAATATTTTTTCTAATCTAGATGTACCTGTTTTACCTATTCTAGTATGCTTTGCTTTTAATTTTGCAAAGTTCCTACAATATGCATCAACTGCACTTCTTACAATGTTCATATCCCAGGCATTACCTGTATTCATTTGGTATATTGAATTAAAAGAATTTAATAAACTATACATATTAAATTCTGTTGAATTAACTGTATCTTTTATTTTTTCTTTTTCTCCAAATATTGTTTTAAATAAACCTCTCTTTTTCATTTACTCACCCCACGCTATACATAAAATCTTCATAATACTTGACATATAATACCCATGCATTAAGAAGTGATACGGCTCCATCAATTCTACGACGCTCATTTATTTTTACTGGTTGAATATTATTTAAACCACTCTTTTTTACGCCTGTATTTGTTAGACACCATTTTAATATTGGATTATTATTATAATTTACTTTTTTATCAGCAAGTGCTGCGCCCATTTCCCTCATCGGTTGACTCCAAGTAAATGGTCCTTGAGCGACGGCTTCCATTTGAAAACCATTTGATTTCATTTCATCAACCCAATACCCCGCAAGTGCTCTATCATAGCCAACAAAAATAGGATCTATTTCATATTCTTGTTGCATTTGAACAAACCAATCTGTTACTTCAGAATAATTTACTCTATTACCTACACAGACAGTAAGTAAACCTCTATCACGCCATTGCTTATATGGTGCTTCTTGAGTATTCTTTTCATCTAATTTATCTATTTTTGCTTGCGGTATAAAATAATGCTGCAACACATATATTTTTTCATCGTTTGACTTTCTAATAAGAAGCGTTGAACACGTAAGATCTGTTGTAGCAGATAAATCACATCCACCTATTGCATATGTATTTTTTACCTCAGATAAATCGAAAGTTTCTGTATTATTAACTTCTTCAAAACTTAACCAGGCATTACTTTCATTTTCACGAACATTAAAGTCTTTACATAATAAACCTGGTAAATTTTTAGAATCGTTTTTAGCACGTTCCACTTCAATAGAAAGATTATGATAACTTTTTATTGTTCCTAAACCTGGATTTGCTTTTATCCAACAATTAGGATCCACCCATTCCTCACGATTATCAAGTTCATAGAGGATTGGTAAAAAGTGATCATCTACTATTTCATTATCAGCAACGCGACAAGCATAATCATATTTATCATCAAAAATACACTCTCTGACTGTACCTGCAGTAGTTATCATAACAAGAAGTGGTTGTCTTCTTGATGTCATAGATTGTTTCATAACTTCATATAAGTTTCTATCCTTAATTGCGTGCAACTCATCAATAATAACTGCATGACTATTTAATCCATCTAGTGTATTAGAATCAGAAGCTAGTGCTTCAAAAATAGATGATGTTGCATTGAAATATAAATCATTTCTTCTTTTTTTAAGAACAGACCTCAACTCTGGGCTTTGCTTTACCATATTGCAAGCTTCTGTTAAAACCTTTTTTGCTTGTTCTTTTTTTGTTGCAACTGAATATACTTCTGCAGCACCTTCGTAATCTGCAATTAACAAATATAATGCTATTGCTGAAAGCATAGTTGTCTTTCCATTTTTACGTCCAACCAAAAACATTGTTTCATTAAATCTTCTATATCCAGTTTTTTTATCTAAAAAACCAAATAAAGCCTGAATGTATGCTTTTTGAAATAATTCAAGTTTTAAGTCTGCACCTAAACAACCTTGAGATTGTTTACAAAAAGTTTCTGCAAACTCTATTGGTCTATTAGCAGTTTTTTCATCAAAATAAAACGGACAATCGGGATTGTCCATTTCATTTATTAATCTTTCGTAAACCTTTTTAACTCGTTTACTTGTTTTTATTTCGCCAGATTGTAATTTACTATTATACTCTCTAATGTAATTCATATTACTTACCTTTTGGTTTAGTGACAAAATTCATTAAAGCATTACCTTCTTTAGATGAAGGTAAACCATCTGGCAATAATTCACATAGTTGTTTTATGATAGAAGTATAATTTTTTATCATAGTGTTATAAACAGATGCTTCTGTAGATACTTTTGTACCCCATTGTTCTCTACCATTTTGATATTCCTCAGTAACACCATTTTCACTTATATAAAGTTCCAATTTTTTTAATTCAATTGACATAAAAGCGGCACTTTCTATAAGTTTATTTACTAAATTCTTTTTATCTTTTGGTATATTTTTGAATATTTTTTTAAGTTTTTTTAATTCAATCGAAAATTTATCATCTTCTTTTAATTCTTTAGAATTAAGCTCTTCGTTTCCCATATCTGCACCACCTTTGACTACACCCCCCTCATGCGACTGAATCGGTTATAGAAAGGACTCAAGCGCGGTTCACTGGAAAGTGTTTTTTATTTTAATTTAGGGGGGAGTTTTTTATTTCAATTGACACTGCTTGTTCTGGATTAATTAATACTTTATTACCTTCTTTTGTTGTTAATAGTACTAAGCCTTCATCAAGTGCTTGCGCTAACTCTTCTACAGTACCACTAAAAACAATATCATAACTAATCACAATATTATTTGTATAAATTATTAATGACATCGTTTATACTCCTCTCAACTAAGTTTCCGTCATCATCAAACATAAGATATTTATCTGTACATAATTGACCTTCATGTTCTAACGCATGACATACTCTACACAATAACTCTAGATTATTTTCATTTAAAGTTATTGCCGGATTATGAATATTATTAGGTGTTAAATAGATTTTATGATGTACGATTTCACCTGGGCCAAATGCTCCACTACAACGTTCACATATTCCGTGATTTTTATTGAATATATAATTTCTAGTCTTACGCCAAGCACTTGAACGATAAAATTCTTTTGCAAAATCTTTAGCCATAATACCTCCAAACACACAAAAAAAACACGCCTGTAAAACAAACGTGTTTATCAATTTCTAATAATTTCATTGTACACATTATATTATGAAAAAATTGGTATGTCAATTGCGTACTTATTGCACCACTTATTGCATTTTGTCAATAGTTAAGTTCTTTAATAACATCTTCTGGATAAAGATAAACCTTTATTTCATTGATTAAACGCTTATTATTTCTCCAAATTGTTGTAGTATCTTTTTCAAAATAATCTGCAATATCTTGTTGTGTTTTATTTTCAAAGTATTTTAATTTAATAATTTCTATATACTTATCATCACTAAATTTTTTTATAATACGATCTATTCTGTTAATTATAAGTTGTGTTCTTTTAATACTTGAATAAATGTTTTCTATTATTTCTTCTTCTATTTCGTCATAATCTTTATGTCCACCTTCTGGCATTTTAACTATTGATTTAGATTTACCTCTTAATCCAAATGATTTTATTTCTTCTATTTCTTCTTCACGATCTTGTATAGATTTTTTTAAATCGTTGTATCTATAAAGAAGTGATTCCGTATTTTGAAAAGTTGAATTGTTTTTTCTCAAAATGTTTCTTTTAATCAACTCTTCAATTATATAATTTGTTATTTCTTTAAGATTTTGTGTTCTTTCTTCGCTGGCTGTTATATCTGCAGCCATATTATTTTTCCTCCTTTTTATTTATTACTTTCTTTTATAAAATCTAAAAATGTGTATCTTCCTTTTTCTGCGTGATAACGCCAAGCAATTTTATTTGCTTCATTTTTTTGATAACCAATACTCATTAAAAGTTTAACAAAACGTTTTCGTGAAATCTTCTTTTTTTCAAATATAAATATTTTATCTTTTAAATTTTCAAAAACATTAACATATGCTTTACAAATATTTTCTATAACATCTGTAAGCGGTAGAAGAGCTTTTTTAAAAGCATCGCCCAATTCTTTTGTAGCTTCTTCTATTGGTTGCACATCATTTTTCACTAGATAATACCTCCGGCTTATTTTCCTCTTCTGTTTTTTCTTGTTGTAAATTCATATATTTACAAAAACATTCTTCTGAACAAAAACAATTTTCTCCTTCTGTATCAAAAAAACAAATTTGTAAATAATTATCTAAGCATTTGTAAAATGTATCTTCAATAATGATTCCACAAAAAGAACAACGAACATTATTATTCATACTATTTTTTCCTTTCCTCTAAATATTTATTTACTAAATCAGGATTAGTAGTATATAGAATTTCATTTTCATTTTGATATTCTACTTTGACACTACCACCATATCCGTTATAAACTTCAAAGGTTTTAATTCCTTTAGTAATTAAATTAACACCTTTTGTTTTTGCTTTTGATCTAGTTACCATTGTAGTACTATCCCAGAATAATTTTTTTCTAATAAATGCTGCAAAATCTTGTCGCCATTGTTTTTGATTAAAATTTACTATTAATGGTTTTGCTTCCCATCGTGAATTATAAACTTTAGCCATATTCATTTACCTCCTATATTCTTTTTTAGATTTTTCTGGAAGTTAATGATATTTCTTGTTGATTTAACATTTTAATTAGTTTTGCTTTTTCACGTTGTAGTTTTTCAGCTTTAATAGTTAAATATTCTATAAATTTTTCCTGTTGTTCGATTACTTCAATTGGATTATCAAATTTTTCATCCATAATTAAGGTTAACTCTTCTTCTGTTTCATTCATTCTTTACCTCCTGATTTGTTTCTTTATAATAATCATCTACATCACCACTTAAGTTATTAAATATAATCATTATCTTTGTTTCCCATCGTGAATTACTAGGAACAAAATTTAATGATAATACATTTGCTAATTCATCCCAACTCATATATTGAAGTTTAGGTGCTTTATATCTATTACTATTTTTAATTTTTTCTATTTGTTCTATAATGCATGTTATTCTTTCTTCATTGAAATCACATTCTTCATCAATTACTTTTATTATTTTATCCGCAATTTCTTGAAAATTTCTCATTATTTTTCTCCTATTATTTCTTTATATTTTTGTAAAATTTCTTTTAAAGTATTTCCTTTATACTTCAAATTTTGTATTCTACAACTATTAGTATCACTTAACATTTCAATTGTTTTTTCTACTTCTTTTGTTTCATCTTCTAAATAATTTATAAGCTCTTGTTGTTGAGTTTCTACTTTTTGTACTAAACTATCGTATTGTTTACTATCTTTTATTCTTCCACTGCAATCAGTTCTTTCACAATAACAATCCATAACATTTGATACTGATAATTCACATTGTTTAACAAGCATATTTATTTCTTCTATTTCTTTTTTATTGTTATAATATGCAATACGATAACATACTTCAAGAAAATAATCTGCATTTATTTGTGTATAATTATTTGAATAAAATTTTTTATCATTTATAGTTATTGCTTGAATAGTTATTCCATTTTTTAAAAAAATTTTATTTTCATTGAATTTATCAATATACTCATTGAATTCATTTTTAAAGATTTTTAATCTACTAATTGTGTAATTATAGGATGTTCCAAAAATTAAAACATTTCTTTTATTTATAATCATCAATTTCACCTCCTATTTTAAATATGGTTGATTAAAATTTTCATCATACCAATATTGCTTTATATAATTTCTAGTTTGTTTATCAAATGGACTTATGCTTCTATGCTTCCATTCTTTTAAGAATACATATCCAAAGAATTCTTGTCTAATTCCTTCAATACTTGTGTGATTTGTACAAATTTTAACATCATTACATATTAAATATTCTCTATGATTTTCTTTATCAATAACATAATCTATTTCTATATCAAGTAATGTTGCTATACTATTTAATTCATTAATTACTTCTAATTCTTTATTCATCTGACACCTCTTCATATTCATCACATACTGTTTTAATGCAATCATAGTAATGTGGTATCATCATAGTTACCTTACCTGTTGTTACATAAGTGTATGCAACACACATATCTCTTTGTTCGTGTGACTTGATACATTTTAAATTTGTACAACCGCATAATAAAAATATTATCATAAATAAAATTATTGTTTTTTTCATTCTGATACCTTTTTTATTTTTAAATACAAATCTAATAACTCAGGATTGTTCAATAGTTTTTTATTCTTATCAACTTTTTCTAAAAACATATCAATAACTTCTTTTTGCTTTTTGACTTGTTGTTCACTCTTTTCAAATGCCTTTGCAATAGCACAAACAAACCATAATTGTTCTTGATTAAATGTTTTTACGACTTTCATTTCATCAACACTATCTAATATTGGTATTTTAACTTCTATATAATCTTTATCCATATTCTTATTTCTCCTTTCTTTTCGCCTGATTTTATCATGTCAAACTACTTTTTCTTAATTGGTAATGTTAGCATTATTTACCTCCTAATTTTGCATATATAATTCCCATTATAAAACTACCAGCTAAAATAAAAATTGATTTTATTATTCCTTTATATTCTCCAATAGAAAACTCCCAAATCATCAATAATAACCATATTATTAATAATATTAAATAAAATATCTTTTGCTTTTTTGTCATTATTTACCTCTTTTCATATAACAGTTTTTACTATAGTCTGTTCCACTATTAATTTCTATATTTAATGATTTATTTACTAAATCTTTTTGTATTTGTTTTACTAACATTTCAGGAGTTAGTATTATTGGTACTGCTGCTGGATTAATAGTATCTGCTACCACTCTATCAACTTTAATTTTTTTTGGTATTAAGTAAGCACATAATGTTTTGTTATTACAAGTATCTTTTTTTGAACATTTTTGACATTTAGGATTTAACATTGCGCCAGTTTCTAATTTATCTTTCATCGAATTTATTCTCCCACATTTCTTTCAAAATATATAATTTTCCTTTATGTACTTTATATTTGATTTTAAAATTAAATTCTTTACTATACAAATACATTGGTTTAATAAATAATAATTTTATTCTGTCTATTAAACTTATATATTTTATTGCATTTTTATAGTTTAAACTATATCTATTCATATGATTATTACTCCTCTGGCATTTTATAAACAATAAAATTTTGCAATGGTTTTTTTTCATAACATGGTTGTTCAATAATTGGTAGTGTATCAATTTTAAGTTTTTCCCTTAATTTTTCTTGATCAGATGGTGAGAATAAAACATTTGATTTAATTATTATTGTACCGACCAATATATTTTGAATCTCTTCTAATACCTCTAATGCTCTATTTTTTGTTTTATAAACTCCTAAAATTCCTTTACAATCATTAAATAATGAATGCACTTCTTTTTCATAATCATCTGACATATCTAAATATGAAATGTTATCTATTTTTACTAATTTTGTTTTATCTTGACTTCTTATCCATAAATCCATTTTTCTACCTCCTAAATTATTTGAACCTAAAATCATTTAAAATTTTAGATATTTCTTTTTTTGTTTTTTGCTGATATTGTGAAGTTGTTTTTAAACTTTCGTGTCCGAAAATATCTGCAACTGTTTGATTATCATTAATTTCTTTCGTTATTTCTTTACCCAACAAATGTCTGAATGCATGTGGATGTCCTTTTTCTAAATCAATTCTTGCTAGGCCTGTAACTTTATGAACTTTCTTCCACATTGTTTTTCTTGTGTAAGGTTTCCCTTTTTTATATGGAGATGGAAATAGATAACCTTTATTAATTTTCTTTTCTTTAGCATATTTTAAAACTTCTCTTCTAAGCCACGCAGGGAAAGGTACTTCATTATACTTACCTTTTGAATAGATTTTTATATAATCCTCATTATGTTTAGATTCTTTAAGTGATTCAATAGTTATTTCTAAAATTGCAGAAACTCGCATTCCTGTATACGAAGCAATAAGAATAAAATAATATGCAATTATATCATTTTTCTTCGCTGCTCTTAGTATTCTTTTATAATCTACAACTGTTGGAACATTTTCTAAATAATGTTTTTTTTGCTGTCGTAATTGTTTTATTTTTAAATCATCATGCTTTAAGTAAGAAAAATATTTATTCAAGATCACGATGTACTTATTTATTGTTGTAATCTCATACTTTTTATTTTCTTTCATATAATCTCTGTAATTGATATAATCATTTTTATTAAA